CTTTTGTTCGAGTTGGTCAATGAGTGTCTTTAAGGCCTGTCCTGTCCCTGTATAACCTCCCTTGGGCAATAGCCCTGATATATCCACATTCCGCAATCCCTCCAGCTTGGTGCGTAGTTCATTGGTGAAGTCATTAGATGAGAGTACCTTTCCAGGCACTTTATCTACCTTCCTACCTATGGAGGTGTGCAAGTCATCAGCCGTACCTGTATAACTCCCTTTGTCTAACTTTGTGTAAAACAACCCCACTATCTTATCTCTGAGCAACCTAAGCACCGCCGCTACTCGTGTCTTTGTATTACCTCTATTCTGTGTCTCTCCCTCTATCTGATTGATTATATTGTCTATCGCTGTCATAGTCTATTCAAATGTATCGTCAAATGTATCGTCAAATATTCTAAAAGTGTTATCCCTTGCAAAGGCCCTGTCAAAGGCTCTCTTTGTGTTTGCCCAATCTAAATCATTGATATAGTAGCATACTCTAACCTCCTTCACATGGCTGCCTAATGTAAATCTTATCATATTCTCCTTGTAGTCCCTTGTAAGGCTTGTGAGTTTTAACCCTGCATCGTAACCTAACACCTCAAACCCAGATTTGTTGAATGAATGCTCGTTCGTCTGCACTACTGCTACAAACGTCCCTCTCTGCAACTCCTCCAATAAGTCCATATGCTTCTTAGAGAAATCATACACCCGCAAATCCAATTCATGTGTATATCTGTTAGGTGTATATCGCTCCCTCCCCGTGAAGTGCTGCTTATATCCCTCTACTATATACCCCCTTTTCTCATCCTTGAGTTGAAAGTTATGTAAGAGCACTCCACTCCGTGTTATCTTTGCTCTATCTATGTCTGTGAAGTTAATCAGCACTACCTGATTATAGATGCCTTTCAATGGGATATACCCACAATCAAAGCTAATCCCTTCACTAAGTCCCCTTATACATTGCATCTCTATTATTAATCATTAGTAGTTTGTCATTAGTCTCTATATAAGTGTTATCCTTACCCTTCCTCTGTGATCCTGCTCTCCACACCTACCCTCCTGACATCGCCCCCACTCAGGAAATTGCTGCTTATGCCTCTCAATGTATCGCTTGCAGTCCTCCCACAACTCATTCGCATTCTGTACATACAGCCCTCGCAAGTCTCTCCGCTCTGACTGACTAACACCCTCACCGTCCTGATATACCTTGCCCCTTACCCCATAAGGGGTATCTATCTGATGTCCTGTAAAGATATACCTTGCATAAGCAAAGTATGCCAGCACTGCCTTTAAGCCAGCAAACTCATACTTTCTCCCCTCGTAGGTGTAGCTACCACCGTCTAAAAGTAAGGCATAATCTCTCTGTGGTGTCTCACTCACCAAGTCCTGATAAAAGTCCTCGCATACCAAAGGCTTCAGGTCAAATACCTGCGACTCTCTTGCGTACCTCTCAAAGTCTTCTACTTTTCTGAAAGCAGAAACACTCAAGAATTTGCTTACACTTGCCTTATCTATTAGTATTCTCATTTGTCATTAGTAATTGGTCATTATATCAAAAAGCCCATTATTAGAGATAGGTCTCACAAAGTTATCAAACAGCTCCTCAAATAGCTCTTGCACGTCCTGCCGCTCCTCCTGCATCTGCTCCTGCATGAACATACGCGCTTCTTTCAGACTCTCTCCTGATGTGTTACCCAGCTTGCCCTCTACATAATCAATCAGCACTGGGGGGATATTTCCATAGGTCTTCCTAATGTTATTAGCGGTCTTCTTGTCTGCATATTCGAACAAATCAGCCTTTACATTACTCTCTATAGGTTTGACTAATACCTGCTCCTCCAGCTTATCCCCTCTGACCTCTAATTCAAAATGGAATACACTCTGCTCCGCTTCCACCCCTATCGAGCGCCTCAAGTTATCCCTGAACTCCTCCCGCTCCTCTTCACTCCCCATAGGAGAGGTGACAAAGGCATACGTCCCAAAGAACCCTTTCTTAAAGCCATTCCTTGTGTATTTAGCTGACAACATCTCACTCTCACAATCCAGTAGAACCACATCTGCCCAAGCCAAAGGATAACTATCATTTCTATCAAGGTTCAAGAAATACACCTGCCCCTTGTAACTCTCCCAGCCTCCTACTCGCTCTACCTGTGCCTGTATCACTTCAGGACGGGGGTCATACATGTCTATTGTCGTTACCTGCTTGTCTATTTCTTTCTTGTCCTGCAAGCTATCCCAATTGTTGTATATCAGTACCTTCCCTCGGTAATTGTTGCTATCCTTTGCCCCTAATCGGCAATAGCGATAAGGGAGCACCTGCACACTTGTCTTTTGATACAACTGATTATAATTCACATGCAAGAATGCCCCCTTATGATAAGAAATACTCCTTGCTACCTTCTTCAATAAGTCATTCGGTGTCTCCATCCTATCATTGATATACAGCGTATCCTTCCTGAATCGCTCCCGCCGCTGCTTAGCATCAGCACGAGCCATAGCCTCCAAGGCAAACCCTTTCCCATAGATAAAGTCCGCTATCACTCCAGCACAAGCCCTCGCTGTAGCAGAACCGCCTACCAACAATTCAATCATTGTTGGGTAGTCGTTCTTCTCTCCATTGGCCAAGAACGGATAGCCTTTGTACTTATTGCTCTCCGTTCTTCTGCTCTCCCTATGTAGCTCCACTGCTGTAACCTTTGCCATTGCTCTCTAATTATTGAGTTACTTCCTCTGTTTCTCCGCCTTGTTCTGTTTCTTCCTGATCTGTTTCTCCGCCTTGTTCTGCATCAGCATACTCCTGTACTAATTGCTCCCAACCCTTTGGATATTTTTCAAAGTTTGCGATTCTATTGGGGTTAATAGATAAGTACCTCAAGGCTACATCATTAGTCAATGTGTCATTATTGAAGAACTCACTACTACCAAAGTCCATAGCAAGGGAGTGTATATCCCCTCTCAATCTGAATGCACCCTCTTGCAGGGTGCTGTCTGTGTTTTTTGATTTTTTCTTTGCCATTTCTGCTGTTTTTAATTGTAATTCTCTTAGTCTATATACCCCATCTCGTGCCAACTTATCCCAGTAGCCTGCCAGCTTCTGCGGACAACTTGCACAAGGGGTGTTATCATTGAAAAGATAAGCATAAAAGGCGATGAAAGTCTCTTTATCCTCTCCCACCGCCTTCTCATAACCTCCTTTCAACAAGCTATTTAATCTTTCTTCTGTAAAGTCAGTCATTTGTCATCATCTATTAGTCATTTGTCACTCATCATTAGTCACTATCTAAGCTAATTTGTTGTCAAATTTGCCCTTAGTAGTAGCATAGTCAGTATCCAACCACCTTAGTGCTGTCTTCGGCTCCTTCTGATTGTTCGGAGTTCCCAATGTGAGTTTATATACACCCCCATTCGTACGCCCTTCACCCTCTGTAGCCTCTAAACCAATATAGAAACCATACACATCAAAGGTATTTTCCAGTGATTTGGTTTTATTCTGCACTACTGCCACTACCGATGCTCCTGCTACTATCTTATCTATCTGGTCGTAATCCTCCTGACTCTTCCCATACAGATTAAGAACCAAGGCATGCTTGTGACCGTTGAAGTCATCATCAGAGATTTCAGGCTTGGTACTCACCGATATATGGCTCTCCTTGGCATATTCCACCTTGTAGGCCGTCTTTCCTGTCTTCAGCACCAAGGATTTAATGCGATTACCCTCCACTTGAGTAGCTCCCAAGTCTATATCATCTCTATTGATGAGCAAAAGGCTCAATTCTACTCCCTTAATCGTGTCATCACAATCAAAGCCGAAGTCCTTAGCTATCTTATTAATACATTGTGCCATTTTCTTTAATTTATTAATTTGTTAATTTGCCAATTATATAGGTGAGTTGCCCCACCTATATATTTGTCATTAGTCACTACTAAACTGCCATTGCGCCAGTGGTTGGCATTACCCTCTGAAAGTCCATTCTGTAAGCCGCCTTGATATACACATGCTCATCGTCTCCTCCGATGTACTCTATATCAAGGTTACTCAATGAACCCAGGCTATCCACACCTAACTGACATTCTGATTTGTCAAGCAGAATAATACGATGAGGATTGTGCCACTTCGTACCATTGGAAAAGTCCCTTTGTATGATGTAGTCAAACCAGCGGTGTGTAACCACCTTAAAGCCCTCAAAGGTCATCGTCTCATAACCACTCTCCATCTTAGTGAGTGTCTCCTCATTCTTGTACTCACTTCTAAGATAACGAGACAAATTCTTTGCCATAGAGTATGTCATTAGGAAGATAGGCTCTGAACCATCTGCAAAGGTCAAACCGTCTGCCTTGTCCAATAACTCTGTACATGCCTTAAAGGCTGTATCACGAGCCAATGCCTTCTGAGCGGCAAAAGTGGCTTGTGTATTCTCATTGATGATTACCCGCTTACTTGGGTCAGAGGTAATAAAAGATTGAAATGATGCAAATAGACCATTCAATACATTGTAGTTCTCCTTCGCTACTCCTGTGGTCAATTCCTCATTCCCTGAGCCTGAACCCACATTACTCGCTTGAGTGTCTCCAAAGAAAGCAAACTTATTAAAGTCTGCATTGATGGTCTTCTCCAACTGACTGGCCAAAAATACAACGAATTGGTCACCATCTATATGGATCTTATCAATCCCCTTCACATTGCACCATTGCAGGATAGACTTTTCAAAATCTGCATAACACTGCTTAATTTTAACCCTCAATGCCTTAGGATCCCACCACCCAGTACGTACAGGAATGCTAAAAGGCACTGCTGCCATACCACAACCTGTATCCTTGCGTGTTACCCCTTCTGTGTGTCCGTAGTAGCCGAACTCAGTCTCCTTTGTTACATTCTCTACTACTGTCATAGCCTCTTTAATACCGGCTAATCCCAACGAGCGCTCCTCCAACAAGTCCTTAATGTCCCTGATGTACTCTTTGACCCTCGCTGGCTCTTTAATAAAGTCTTTTATTGCTGTTGCCATATTCTTTCCTCCTTTCTTACTTCAATTTCTCGTATAATTCTTTCAGTTCCTCAAAAGAGCGTCTATTGCTACCATTGGCAGGCTCCTGACTTTTACCCCTTGGGTCTTCTGAAGAGAAGCTGCTCCCTGTCTTCTTCATTCGCTCAAACTCCTTAGAGATACCCTCTACCTTATCCATTACCGCCTTCAAGCAGTCTGTTACAGTCTTGGCAAACTCCTCATCTACCTTCTCTGTCTCCTCCTGCTTTTCTCGGATTTCCTTAATCCGTCCACCCTCTACTACAAGGGTGCTTTCATCTTTCAAAAGATATTCCCCATCTGACAAAGCACTCTCATCGCTCTGACCCTCCGAGGTCTTCTTCTTCACTTCATCACCCACCGCTGGACTTTCTCCCTCTGTAACCACGGTGATAATATCACCATTAGCTAAGGTCAAATCTACATCAAATACTTTCGCTTCACTGACTTTCTTTTTAAAGTCTGTCATAAAAGCCAAAAGCTCCTTAACAATTTTATTCATATGCAATTTGTTTTTATTATTATTAGGTTGTCTATTGAAAAAAAGCCCATTCGTGGCTGCTGGGTCATCTACCAAGTCGGAGGCTACCCAATCTATGAGCCTCAAACCCATACCTACAAGCTCTTTATCTCCCTCCTTGTAGATTTCATCTACAATATCAGCTTCCACATATATGGAGTTTCCAAACATCTCAGGACACTCCTGAGCCATTCCCATAACGTAGTCAAACAAGCTAATACCTCTCCCCGTTACCTCTGTCTTTCTTGCTATCTCAGCAAGGTACAAATCACCAATCAACCGCCCCTCTGTTACATTGAAATTCTTGTACTTTCCCGTGAAAGAGCCAAACGAACCGCCCGTAAAAGAGGGATGCTCAAACCGAGCCTTTATCTCTCCCTTCTTGTTACCAAAGTCTTTCAACTCACCAAGGAACCGTTCTGAGAAGTAGTAACCATTCTTGTTCAACCCCATATTAGCCAATGCCACCCCATAGATAATGCCTTTCTCACTATCTACACGGCTAACATCACCTTTTTCATTATATGTATTAAACTTCAATTCCATGCTACAAAGTTACATAATGCTTGACTATAATAGTGCTAACAATAATTAGCACTATTATATAAGGATATTTGTTACCTTTGCACTGTTATTAACCTAAAGATGTAATCTTTAGGAAGGTTGCGGTTTATACATTAATTAAAAAGAAAAAGCGTACCATGGTAAGTGGTACGCTTTTCTGTTTTTGTTGTTATACTTTCCTATCTTACTTCCTCTTCATACATCACCTCTCCAGTCTCATTACACACTACCTGCACAACGCCTCCCTTATAGTCAGCAAAGTAACTATGATTACTCCCGTTGAATGCTAATATGTAATTCTTACAATAATCAAAGGTGCTTTCAAACCCCTTGCTATTACTAGCTGTGTCATCATTAAAGACTACATCATAGGTTCTCTCAGGTATAGCTTTCAGAATATCATTCTTTTGCCCTTCATTGAAGTAAGTGATAACTATTTCATCACCTTTTATCTCATAATCCCTCTTGTCTAAGTTTTTACCAACCCACTCCTTATTGATAACGTCGTTTTTAATGCTAAACTTTTTCATGATTTTTGTTTTTTAATCGTTCTTTTGTTCATTCTTTTTTTGTTCTATCAACTCCTTATATCTTATATAGTAATAGAACATATTCTTAACAATATTACTCATCGGGCGTGTCCCATTTATCCACGCCGATAGATTAGACATCTCTAATCCCGTGTCATTATTAATATCTTTAATTCGTATATGCAACCTATATAACTCCTCCTTGAGATAATCCACCGTAATTACATCACTATCTACCTCCTTTAAAGGAATAACCCCTACATGTATCCTCTCTGGGCAAAAATCCTCTGAAAACTCTCTAAATAGCTTCTTAGTCCTCTCTACTATTTCCCTTTCTGAAAAGTAATCTCTCTTGTAATTCTTCCCCTGCCTCGCCTCTACAATAAGAATCCCATCCTTATACTGCTTTACCTTGAATGTGAGATTATCAAATCGCTTATACAAGGCCGCTCCCGCCTCTAATCGCTCCCTTTGCCCATCCTCTAATCCGAGCAAATGAATATTTTTTACTATATTTTCCATGTCGATATTTTTTAAAGAGGAGGGGTTTCCCCCTCCTTGTGTTCTACAAATAAACAACCTCTCTTTTATCTAAATCATAGATAGCTATCTGATTGTTTTCAAGCCCTTTCTTAACAGCTTCATCTCTATTCTTGTAGAGCCTTGAAGCATCAAAGTAGTAACTTTCATTCTCTTTCCAACCTCCCACTAAGGTATTATGAGAGATTGCATACTCAAGCACTCTTTTTAACCCCTCAACTCCGAAGCTGTCCTGAGTTTCTTTTTCTGCTACCACGAACCCGCCTTCTGTTACGAGTTTCCCTTGCAACGTTGCAGTAAATCCATTGGGATTTTCATCTGCGATTTTTAAGAACATTTCTAACATAATATACATTTTATACTGCTGTAGCAGTTGTTATTAGATAGTGCAAAGGTACTACAAAAGTTTGTAAATAGCAAACTTTTTCAAAGAAATTTTTATGTCTAATAGTGTTAAACTTTCTCTTAAAGAAATTAACTAAATAGCATAATCCATATTGCATACACATTTATGCCGTTTTTTTAGCCTTTCAAGAGCTTTGCTCGTTACAAAGTACAGTCCCTCTACACGTTCTGATTTGCTAATGCCTTGTCCTTTGAGAGGAATGCTTGTGCGTACAGAGTAAGAACCCACATACACGTACTCATATACTACCTCCGCTCCCTCCTTATTGTATTCGTTCACAAATCGCACTATTGCTCTCTGATGATTACCTTTTGCCATGCGATAACTGGTAGTGGTTTGCTCAAAAAGAATGTTAGAGTTTCTAATATCTGTTACAGCGGTCTTATAACATTTGCCATCACAATCATACATGGTACTGATATAGTATCTATCTGCAATCTGATTAGTAAGGTTCAATTCTGGTTTAATCATCAATGTCATAATTCAATTAATTTAATTGTTAGCTAAATAGTTCAA